AGGCGGGGCGAGGCGCTGTAGCGGTCGAAGATGGAGCGCGGCGATAGACGCCGGTCTCCGACAGTAGACCATCGAGCAAGACGCAGTGTTGAGGCGACGGCAAGTATCGTCGCAATGGAGGCTCGATGGATCTAACCCAAGCGAACGCAACTCTAACCGCGATCGGTGAGCAGTCCTCAACCCGCGACGTCGCCACCGCCCTCGCGGTGATCCTCGGCCTGGACGCGCTGCCCGAGCACGTCGTGTGGCGCATCCTGCACACCTACGCGCGGCGCTCGGTGCTCGGCTCGCAGTTCGCCGGCTTCGGAATGGGCAAGGCCAGGTCCTCGGCTCCGGAGAACTGGTACGCGACGGTCGGCTGCATCCTTCGTGACTGCCCGGGGCGACGCGCCGTCGATCGCCGCGAGCCGCTCAGGCGCGGCACGATGTCGGCAGTGGAGCAGGCGCTCTGGCGCAAGACGACGGCGGACCAGCTGCAGAACGAGAGGATCCCGGAGCTCGAGCGCCAGGTCGGGCAAGGCTACGCGCCGGCGCGGATCCAGCTGGGGCTCGAGCGCATCAGCCTCGCGCGGGTGCTCAGTGGGTCCACCGAGGAGATCCGCGACCACGGGCACACGATCCGGCTGACGATCACCGACTCGCTCGCGGACCTGCGGCGCTCGCCGCAGTTCGCAGCCGGCATGCGTTACCTGTGCAAGGCGTTTTGGCGCTGCGCCCGCGAGGACCCGAGCTTCCTGCGCTACGTGTACCTGAACAAGGAGCCGTGACCGTGGCGATCGTGCGCTGGGGCTGCGCGAGGACGGTGCTGCTCATCGGCGGCTGGGCGATCAAGGTGCCGGCGCTCGGCGCCGGCTGTGGAGGAGGGCCCGTGACAGCGAGTACCATGGCGACAAGGGGGAAGCGAGCGATGCTGCGCGTAGTAAAGGTATCGGCCCACATAGTTGAAAAGGTACTGACGACCGGGGCCACCGCGCCGGTCATCTGGATGCGTCGCGGAATCACAGGCGACCTGCGGCTTACGGGCATCGCCTTCTGCAACCACGTGATCTGGTTCTACTTCGGCGAGCCTGGCAAAGCGGGCTGGCGGTGCCGGTCCTGCCGGAAGACGAACGCTGGCGACGCGTTCTCGTGCTGCCACTGCTCCGAGCCGCGGCCTGCTAGAGGCGTGCCGCTGTCGGTTCAAGAGTTCGGTACCGAGCCGTTCATCGGAGTTTGGCGCGGAAGGCCGGCTCATGGACGGGGGGCTTGACAAGGTAAGACTCAGGGCGTAAGTTCGATCCGACTACTACAGGTGTCGAAAGGCCCGGTGACCCCGGGCCTTTGCATTTGAGCGAGCAGTGTGGATGACAAGCCGACCGGCCCGCCCCCAGCACGTGACGAGGCCGGGGGTAGGCCTCGCAAACCAAAGGCCAAGCCGCCACGCTTCGAACTGGATCCCACTGGCCACTCCTGCGACTGCCGGACGAAAGCGCCGGATCACCACCTCTGCGACAACCCGAAGGGCTACGGGACCGATCACCCCGGGGAGGGGCCGTGCAAGTTCCACGGCGGCGCAACTCCCTCGCGGCACGGCATGTACAGCAAGGTCCACCGCCGGCGGCCGCGGATCCTGCAACTCGCGAAGGAGTACGAGAAGCTCAAGGACCCATTCGACATTCTGCCCGAGCTCGCCATGGTTCGGGCTCTCGCGTACGACGGGATCGAGCACTTCGAGGAGACCCGCGACGCGCTGCTCGCCTGGTACGCGAGCTGGCAGGTTTCGGGCGGCGATGGCGGGGCTGTGTGGCGATCGCTCCGGCGCGCCATGTCGCTGTTCTCGACGGCCCTCGGCGCCGGCGATACGGCCGCGATGCGGGAGCACCTGGCCAACCTTCAGGCCATCATCGACGCGGGCCCATCGCCCGGCGGCCCGCCGCGGCCTCGTGAGGCTCCGGACATCACCGATCTGTACCGCGTCCTCTCCGAGGTCACCAAGATCGTCGACCGGGATCGGCGTCTCAGTGCCGACACCGCCGTCAGCCGGGCGGACTTGGTGCGCATCATGAGCGAGATGGGCAACTCCGTGGCGCTCTACGTCATGGCGCCAGAACTAACCCCCGAGGAACGACTGCAGCGGATCCGCGATGCCTGGGCCAACCTCCATCTCTGAGCCTGGGGCCTGGCGCAACCGGGTCCTCGGCCTCGAGTACCACCGCCCCGACGAGATCCAGGACCATCCCCACCAGTGGCGTGGGCACCCGAAGCCACAGCTCGAGGCGCTCCGGGCCATGTTGCGCAAGGTTGGCGTCGCCGGCGCCCTGCTCGTCTACCACAGCGAACGGGCCGGCGGCGCCTTGGTCTCGATCGACGGTCACGGCCGGAAGTGCCGCGCCCTTGAGATCAACCCGGCCTACGCCGCGGTCAGTCTCGAGCGCATGGCCGGAATGGGGCTGAAGCCGGAGTTGGTCCAGTGAGCGGGACCGCCTTCACGTTCGAAGGCATAGCCGCACCGCCCTCGAGGGGCACGATCCTCCGCGAGGCCATGGCGATCGCCTGCAGGAGGCTCGAGGCGCGAGGGAAAGGCCCCGATCGGGAACCAGGCGCCTGCAACCTGCTCGAGGACGGCAGCGCCCTGATCCGCATCGCCGAGCGACCGTCGGCGCTCGGGGGACCAGCGCGCACGGTACAGATCGCGATCCGCGTGAAAGCACCGGCCGTCGCGGTCCGGGGAGCGGAACCTGCCGGCCCCCAGTCCGTGCCGGCGCAGGGAGGCGGATGATGGCCACGAAGAAGACGGGCCCCCCGGGCGCTGCGGGCATGGCAAGGAAAGCGGCTGCTGGCCGCCGGGCAGCCGCAAAGAGGCGCAGCTAGATGGCCGAAACGGCGCCCCTCCGCGAGGTCGACTTTGCCGCTGGGCGGAGGGAGAGCATCGTCCGCGTCCTCGAGGCTGCACTCGAGCGCGTCCGCGGCGGGGACTGCATGTCCGTGACAGTGATGATCGAGACGCCCACCGAGGTCTCGCTCGACTACTCCGGCTGCGACAATCTGCTCGACCTGCTCGGCAAGGTCACCCGCCTGCAGCACAACCTCCAGAAGCGCATGGACGGGGAATGAGCAGCCAGCCGGTCGCCGTGGAGCGGTCGCTCGCCCTCTCCGCCAACCAGTACGCGGAGCTCACCTCCCGGGAGCGTTGGGTGGTGAACGTAGGCGGCAAGGGTTCGGGCAAGACGGCGATGGCCGGCCTGATCATCCTGATCCAGTCCGGGGCCCGGCCCGAGCTCGGTGAGTGGCTCGGCGTCGAGTCCGGGCTCAACCGCTTCGCCCTCGGTGGGCTGTTCGCGAACGACTACCAGCAGCTCTCGACCGCCATCTTGCCCGAGGTGTTTCAGTGGCTGGACTTCTTCGAGGTCGGTTACGTCTACGGCCACCAACCGCCGGCGGAGTGGGTTGCGCGCTGGGCCTCCGAGGGCGCGCCGGTCCGCATCTACCCGGCCAAGGCGCACGGCTCGATGCTGATCCTCGAGAACGGCCACCATGTCTACTGCTCGCAGCTCTACCAGCAGCACTACCGCCGGCTGAAGTCCTTCCAGTTCGGCTACGCGATCGTGGAGGAGACATCGGAGGTCGAGCGGGAGGCGGTCAACTTCGTCGCGGAGTACACGCGCGACGCCCGGGGCCCCAACCAGATCTACCTGCACTCGAACCCGCCGGAGGTCGACGGCCACTGGATGTTCGATTGGCGCGACGCATTGCGCAAGACGGTGGCTGAGGGGAAGAGCGGCCTCCGCGAGATCCGGTCCACGACCTACGACAACATCGAGAATCTCCCCGCGGACTACGCTGACCGGATCCTCGGCGCCGTCACGCAGGAGATCGCCCAAGCCCGCATCCTCGGGTTCTGGGTCCAGTCGACCAGGGGGAGGGCATACCGCGGCTTCGACGACAACGAGAGCATGGAGGACTTCGCCTACGACCCGAAGCGCGCCCTCATCCTGGGTTTCGATTTCAACTGGTCCCCGTCGGCCGCCGGCGTCTTCCAGCTCACGGACCGCAACGAGCTCCGCAAGGTGGACGAGGTACACGTCGAGGCGGGCGGGACAGAACCCGTCTGCGCCGAGGTCCTCAGGCGCTATGCCGGGGTGCACCGGTCCCAGGTGTGGGTCTACTGGGACGCGACGGGTGGGAGCCACACGTCCAATACCTTCACCACCAACCACCAGATCGTCCGCGACACGATTGGCGCCCGCTTTCGCCCCGTGCTGTTCAAGAGCCGGCCGTCCAATCCGCACCAGGCAGACCGCGTGTTGACGGTGAGCGCAGCCCTCTGCGACGGCGCCGGCAAGCGCTGGTACAAGATCAACCCGAGGTGCACGAAGACGATCCACGACTACCGGCGCATGTCGTGGATCCCGGGCACCTGGAAGCTTGACAAGACGGACCTCAGCCTCTCGCACCACTCCGACATCGACGGTTACGTGATCTGCGGCCTGCGGCCGATCACCCGGGTGGTCGGCCTCTCGTCAGCGAGGGCGGCCTGATGATTTCTCTTGATCTCATCCACAGACTGAACCTCCGCGAGATCGCGGCCGCGGACGAAGAGTTGCGCAAGGCGGCAGCCGACGACCTCATCTCGTACTACCGCGGCTTCCACCTTCCGCTGGTGAAGCGCCTCCTCGAGAGTCTGCTGAAGCAGGGCTCGATCTGCGAGACATGGAAGACGCTGGCGGCCTTCCGGAATGTCACAGCACGGATCGTCGACGCCGTCACCCTTGTGGGCCGCGAGCCGATCGCCATCTCGTTCACGACGGAGGGCGGCGAGGCTGACGAGGGCTCGCAGGCCGTGTGGGACGACTGGCACGACCAGGTGGAATGGCCGCTCGCCGTTGGCACCTTCTTCCAGCACGCGACGCTGCTCGGGACGGTTCTCATTCAGCCGGCCTGGGACTCAGAGGAAAAGGCGATCGCGCTGCGGCTCCTTACTCCGAACCTGGTCGAGGTGCGGTGGCATGAGGGGAACCGCAACCTGCGCAGGCCCGATCTCTACAGCATCCAAGTCGACCAGAAGAACGGCCGATACGAGGTCTGGGATGTCAGGAACCGCGAGATGTGGGAGGAGAACTCCAACGGCGAGCGGGTAAAGCCGGCCGAGCAGATCCCCGAGCAGTACGGCGATCCGTTCGTCGCCATCCGCTGCGGCTACCCCGTCGACTCATTCTGGTACGAGGGCGGCGCCGAGGAGCTGCTCCACACCCAGGAGCGGATCAATTACATGCTCACCCAGCGCATGGTGGCGCTCTTCTTCGGCGGCAAGTTCCCGATCGTGAACGGCGCGCAGGGGCCCGATGAGCAGGCGTTCGTGCTGGACATCTCGAAGATCACCTTCACCGGAGTGGGCTCGGACAACATGCCCCGGCAGCTCCGGTGGGACGGCCCGGAGGTGCAGGGCCTGATGGACTCGCTGTTCGACAGCATCCGCGATGAACTGAACGCCCTGTGTGAGGCGTACGGTATGCCGCCGGGCTCCTTCCGCGCTCAAGAATCCGCGCGCTCGGGCGTCGCGATCCAACTGGAGAACGCGCCGGCGAAGGACAAGATGCGGCGCGACCGCGTGATCCACACTCCGGCCGTGCGGCGGCTCGTGGAGAAGATCCTCGACATCTGGACCTACCACGACCCCGAAGGCGCGCCGGGCGGCGTGTTCGACATCGACATCCCCGAGCCCCGGTTCGCGCAGCTCGACGAGGCCAAGGCCCAGCAGGACATCGCCGACATGAACGCGGGCCTGCTGCGCCCGGTCGACCTGATACTTCAGCGGCATCCCGACTGGGACGAGGACAAGGCTCTCGGCTACCTGCAGCAGTGCGCGCGAGAGCTGCGCACGATCTCGGCAGGCGCCACATTCGGCGTGGGGCTCGGCGGGATCCGCCGGCCGCTGCTCGACACCGGCGCCGGCGGCCAGGGCGATCAGGGGCAGAACGCGTAGGAGGGCAGGGCAATGGCACGCAAGGGCACATCCGTCATCGAGGTCCACCCGAAGTTCCTGGACGAGTACAAGGCGATCCGCGGCCTGCTGTGGGACGCGGGCAAACTACTCGACATGATGGCTGATGCAGTGCCGTCCTGGCCTGCGGGACTCCGAACTCGATACGTTCGTTTGCAGTCGCGCATTGATCGCAAGCACAAGAACTGGAGCGCCAGCGGGACGCGGCGCTAGAGGGAGAGGAACATGCAAGATCCAGCCAGCGGTAGCGGGGGGGGGACCCCCCCGAAACCAGGCGAGGGCACGCCTGGAGCAGGGACGGGCAGCGGCGGCGGCCAGGGGACTGACGTCACGGCTAAGCTCGATGCCATCGAGCAGAAAATGGTGGAGCTGCAGCGCGACAAGCTCCAGCTCGAGAAGGATCTCAACAAGGAGCGTGCCGAGAAGGCCAAGAAGGACGCCGAAGCGAAGGCCGCGACCGAGAAGGCCGCGTCGGCGCAGAAGGCGGCGCTCGACGCGCTCAGGGCGGCCGGGATCGAAATCCCCGGCCAGGACCCGGCGGCCGAGGTGGCCGCGAAGCTCAAGGTCATCGAGGACGAGAAGCGCAAGGCCGCGGAGGAGGAGCGCGAATCGAAGATCGCGCGTCTCACGATCGAGCGCGAGTTGCTCAAGGCGTTGGCCGGGAAGGCCGACGACCCCGAGTACGCGCTCTACCGTGCGGTCCGAACCGCCGCGTTCGCGGATGTCAAGGTCGACGGCGACAAGGTCTCGGGGATCGAGGCCGTGATCGAGGAGCTCGCCAAGGCCGGCGTCCTGAAGACCGACAAAGGCAAGGAACCAGGGAGACCTCCGGGCAGCAGCGGCCAACCGCCGTTGCAGGGGGACAAGTGGCCCTGGCGTGAAGCAAAGGACTGGACGTCCTTCCTCAAGCTCCCCTGGGCGACCCAGGAGGAGGCGAAGAAGACCGATCCGGACTTCGTGAGGAACCTCGAGGCGGCGCACTTCCGCAAGTAGCGCACCTCGCCCCGCAACGTTACGCGAACAGGCCGCCGGACGGCGGCTTTTGTTTTGGAGGCTAAGTCATGGCCTTTACCACCACGCTCGTCATCCCGGAGCTGCTGAACGCCCTCGTGGCGGCGCAGATCCCCAACACCCTCGAGCTGTACAGGCGGGGCGCGGCGAACCTCGAGCTGCCCGACCAGATCGTCGGACACCTCTACCAGTTCCGGCGCTGGAACCCGCTCGCCGGAACCTCCGAGGTCAACGACGGCACCGACACCTCGAGCACCACGAAGCTCTCCCAGTTGCAGGAGATCGGCGTGGTGATCAACCGCAAGAAGGTCGTCGAGCTGACGGACGCCGAGGCCATCGTCGCCCTGAACATGGGCGCCGAGGAAGCGACCCGGATGTTCGCCGAGAAGTTCGCCGCCTTCTGGCCGGTCGAGTTCGAGCGGCTGGCCGTCATCATGCTGACGGCGCTGTTCGACGCCTCGGCCGGCGCCCTCAAGACCACCCACCGCAAGGTGCTCGCGGCGAAGATCGACCGCTCGAACGCGCTCGCCATGAAGCACCTGCTCGGCGACAACGCGCCCGCCCTCACCGCGATGTTCGTCCACTCCGATGTGGGCTACGACGTCGAGAACGAGGGTCTCGTCGAGTACCTCGACCGGATCTCGGGCATCACCGCCGAGGGCCGTGTGCCGACCTACCTGGGCATGGGCCTGTGGCAGGACGACGCGATGCCCTCGAGCGGCTCGGGTTCCACCAAGACGTACCAGTCGTTCGGCATCGCGCCCAACGGCCTGCAGATCGCGATGGCGAAGCAGGCGCGGGTGTACGAGCAGGTCAACGCCAAGGGCCCGTCGGTCATCGTCACCCAGACCGCGGACCTCGTGATCCACGTCACCGGCATGAAGTACGTGGGCACGACCTTCCCGCCGGACGACACCGAGCTCGGCACCGCCGCCAACTACGCGAAGCCCTCGGGCCAGAACGACAAGAACATCCGGGTGGTCTGCATCGACACCTACTCGTCGCTCAACGCCTAAGCTTCGTCAACCGAGCTGTGTGACACGGGGAGGGGCCCCTCTGGGGCCCCGCTCCTCTTGGGAGAAACGCTAATGGCCCTAAAGTTCCCCATGGCCTCGATGCCGGTGGAAGCTGCGACGCCGGTCAACGCGGTCGCTGCATCCATCGAGACCGCACTCACAGGCAACAACAACGACCTCGTCTTCACGGCGAAGACGAAGGGCGGTGCCGGGAACTCGACCACCGTCATCTATCACGACCCCGGCTCCGACGGCACGATCAACGTCGACGTCGTCGGGAAGATCATCACGGTGCGCCTCGCGTACGCGACCAGCGCGATCACATCAACGGCGTCCAACGTCAAAGCCGCGGTCGACGCGCATCCAACGGCGAGCGCGCTAGTTTCGGTCGCGAATGCCGACGGAAACGACGGCTCAGGCGTCGTGACCGCGTGGAACGACGATCCCGAGGTCACCCTCGTGCCTCTCGCCGGTGGCATCGACGGAACGCCGGGTCGCGTTGGCGAGGTCTGCGCGGATGACACGTACCTTTACATCTGTGTCGCCGAGAACCAGGCCCCGGGCACCAACTGGCGGCGCGTCGCCCTTGGATCGGTCTACTGACGATGGCCGAGTCCGAGCGATATCAGAAGTCACCGCTCGAACGGCAAGTGGAGCGCCAGCGCTTTGCGCTCGCTGTTGTGGGGCGCAAAGCGCTGGACTTCGCCCAGGCGCGCAATTTCCGCAACTGGGATGAGTTCGAGAAGTTCCTGGCGGAGGCCTTTCCGCCGAGCAAGACGACGCTTGCGCCCGTCGTCGCCTCAGCGCCGGCAGCCAGCGCGAAGTTAGAGAAGGAGCCCGCCGCGGCCGGCCAGCCCGGCCGCCCCCCGACGTTCGAGGAGGCCGCGCTCGAGTCCATGGACGCAAACGGCGTCGACCAGGAGCTGCTGCTGACGTTCCTCGGCGGCCGCGGTTCCGGGGCTTCAGGCGAAGTGACGCCCGCCGACGTCGAGCGTTACCTCCATGGCTGACCTGCTCACTGCCACCCAGCTCGCCGAGCTCCGCGCCCGGTGGGTCTTCGACCGCGTCGATGGCACCGCCTCGCCGCCGGTCTACCTGTCGATCTACAACAAACGCTTCAGCAAGCAGTTCTTCGCGGACGCCGACCTGCAGGTGATGGCCAGGCGGGCGCGCAAGCGCTGGGGCGCAGCGATCGGTGACGGCGTCTCCGAGGCGTATTCCGAGGTGATCCACACTTCCGGCGGCGGGGGATTCGCAGCACAACCCGACAACCAGGCGATCAGTCTGGTCTCCTCGGACCCCACAGACGTCGGCATGGAGGTCACGCTCTACGGCACCACGTACGGCACGGCCGCCGTCGTCAAGGAGACCATGACCCTCAACGGCGCGACTCCAGTCGTCACGAGCAAGACCGACTGGGGCACGCTGCTCGCCGCGGTCAACGTCATCACCCCCTATGACCCCGTCGGCGTCATCACGCCGAAGGGCACCGTCTCGATCTCGACCGCCGGCGGGCAGCCGATCACCACCCTCGATTCGGTCACGACGTCGCGCGGCTTCCAGACGGCCGGCCGCCTCATCGCGGGCCTGCCGATCACCGCGATGGTCGGGTCCGTGATCCCGGAGGTCGGCCTCAAGGTGTACGACGACGAGATCACCGCGCAGGCGGACGCCGCCAGCACCGCGCAGGTCGGCCTGCTCGGGGTTGGGCCGGATGGCGCGGAGCTCCTCGACTCGATGGCGCTCTCCGGGATTGTGCCCGTCGGTCCGAGCAAGGCCTTCGCTCGCCTCGACGCGGTGCTCACCGGCGCCGTCGGCGAGGACCTGACGATAACCCTTCTCGCCCGCGATGTCGGACCGTACGAAGGGGAAGAACTGCTGCTCGCCGGGATCCAGGTCCTGGCCTTCGAGACGTATCTCGGCAGCGACGAGTACGCGGCCGCGCTCGAGGACACCACCAGGGCCGACCAGGTCCGCAAGGGCTGGGAGACCCGGATCCAGAGCGACCTCAAGAAGCTCGCCCCAGCAGACCAGCGGGCCGGGTTCGCGGACATCGTGCGATGAGCTCGAGCGCGACCGATCCCCTGGGCCCGCTGCTCGGGCACGTCGAGGACCAGGAGGTCTGGCGCCGGATGCTCGCCGACCTCGCCACCCAGCTGATGGCGAGAGGTTTCAGCCTCGAGCTGTTCCTGCAGCAGGGCGAGCCGTACCTGATCGGGTTCCTCAACGCGCTGCTCGGAGACTTCGCCGACGTCGCGGGCTCGGACCTGCTGGCGCAGGCCGACGCGTACTTCCAGTCCCTCGGCCTCCAGGCCGGCTTCAGCGAGGCGGAGGGCCAAGCGATCCTCACCGAAGCGGTGTCGCGGATCGCCGGCGACCTCACCGGCCTGGCCGACGAGACGGCGGCTGCCTTCACGCGCTGGGTCGACAAGCTGCGCCAGGCGGGAATGACCGACGACACGATCATCGCGGCGCTCCGGGCGGATCCCTCGGCCCTTGCCGAGGTCCTCGGCCCGTGGCAGCGCGGGATCCAGGATGCCGGCCGCAACCTAGTCGTGGCGATCGACGAGACGATGCGGCAGGCGATCGACGAAGCAGCCCCGCCCGACGAGGGAGACCGTGGGGACTACTGGATCACGATGCACGACAGCGACGTTTGTGGCCAGAAGGACGCGGGCCCCGAGCGTTCCTGTGCCCGCCGCCACGGCATCCTGCAGCCTATCTCCGAGTGGATGAGGTGGGGCCTCCCGGGCAGCGGCGTGACCCACTGCCGCGGGAACTGCCGGTGCAAGCTCGTACCCTGGTCGTACCTGAAGAGCGGCGCCCCGCTTGATTCGCTCGACGCTAGCGATGCGATCGCCAGGGCGAAGGCGCGCGCCGACAAGCAGCACGCGCGGATCGTCGACTATGCCGACAGCCGCAGCGGTGGCTACCAGACCGGGGAGTGGGCCCCGGGCTACGGCGCCGCGCAGCAGCTCCAACAGCAGCGGGGACGGCACTAGGTGGCGACTCCAAGCACGGTGAGCGCCCAGGTTATCGCGGCGCAGGAGAAGGTACGCCAGGGCTTCGAGCAGACCGTCCGCGACGTCGTGGCGAGGGGCGTGATGGAGTTGGCGCTCCGCAACACCGACCTGACGGACCACACGCTCGCGGACCTCGCCCGCCTCGACCATCCGTACGCGCGCCGGTTCGGGGCCAACAAGATCCACGACGACCGCCTGATCCACCGCCAGAGCGGCAGCCTCCAGGAAGAGTTCCGCGACTCGACTGTGCGGGTCGGCGACAGGGTCCTCTACGTGCTGCGCAATGCGGCCTTCTACTGGCCCTACCTGCGCGATGGCACGCACAACATGCGGCCGCGCCGCATGAACGTGCTCCTCAACAAGCAATTCACGCAGCAGGTCTGGCCGAAGGTGGTGGCGCGGCTGCGCCAGGAGTTCCGGGCGGCATTCAGATGACCGTGTCGATCGACCTCGCCGGCGTCGAGGCGGCCCTCGTCGCGATGCGCCAGGCCGCGCTCGGCGCCGGCGCCCCAGCGGGTGGGTGGGTGCTTGGCCTCCAGGATCCGGGCACCGTGCGCTGGCCCTACGTCGACCTCGAGGTGCAATGGAACCAGGCCCGGGGCACGGCCGAGGCGACCGTGACCGAGACCGTCCATGCGACCACCCGCGACGAGGCCGTGGCCGTTGCCGCCAGGATCTCGACCGCCCTCACGCTGCGCTCATACCAGGGCAGTGGGGTGCGAATCGTCGGGCACGAGCTGCTGACAAGCCCAGAGGTGCATCGCCGCATGGAAAGCACGACCGCGAAGCTCACCTGGCGCGTATTGCTGGGCTGGAAGTCATGACGAGAGCATCGGGAGGATCCATGGGAGAAACCGAGGTCAAGGTCACCTGCCTCGAATCGTTCAGCGAGCTGTATGGCGGGCTGAGGTGGGCCGGACGTCCCGGCCTCGACACCGTCCTCCCGCTGGGCCTCGCCACGCGCCTCGAGGGCGTCCACAAAGTCAGGATCGTCACCCCGCGTGACGTCCACAAGCTATCGGCCAGGGCCCTGAGGGCCAGCGCCGAAAAGGAGTAACCAGCCATGCCAGGTCCGTTCGGAATGCTCGACACCACCGTCAAGAACTTTATCCTCGGCAACTGCCGGATCTACCGGCCGACAGGCGTCGCCAACACGCCGCTGCAGCTGCTCGGGTACTTCGAGAAATCGAAGCTCTCGATCAAGGTCACACAGGCGATCATCAAAACGGCGCTGCCGGCGTACACCCTGAAGGTGTACAACATCGGCACGGAGGGCATGGTGTCGGCCGACGACCTCAAGGAGGTCATCGCGCCGGAGAACATCGACATGCTCTCCGGGTCCGAGCACGCGGACGTCGTGGCCTGGACGCCGGCGGTGGCGCTCCATGCCGCCTACACGGCGGGCGAGAACACACTCGTCGTCACTGGCGACGTCGCTACCAGCATCGGCACGCCGCCCGTCCTGCTCCACATCCACGAGGACGGTGCCGGCGGGACCCCGGACCTCGACGAGGACTTCATCGCGGCGAAGGTCATGGTCGCGACCGACACCACGATCACGCTGCCGCTCGGCGACACGCTCATCAACAGCTACACCACCGCCGCCGTCGTGAGTCGGGCCGCCTACAAGCGGAACACCTTCGGAAAGATCGAGGAGGTGACCGCCGGGCAGGGACTGTTCCGGTTCTCGGGCTTCCAGCCGGAGTCCGGCGAGACCTACAAGGAGCTGCTCATCACCGCCCACAAGATGGTGCTGCCGCGTGATCTCGACGCCTCGTTCGACGCTGGCACGCCGCTCGCGGCTGGAGTGACCTTCACCATGATGGCGGACCCCTCGAAGCCGAACGGCCAGCAGCTCGGCCTCATCGACGTCTACACGGTGACGGCCCCGTAGGATGGGCCTTTTCCACCGCGACCTGCACAAAGTTGTCAACTCCGGAACGCCGATAACCCTCTACGGCGGCGCCAAGATCAGGGTGCGGGCGATGACGTACGTCGCACTCGAGAAGCTCGACGAGGGCTTCCCGAGCTGGCTCGGGCGGCTGATGGCGGCGATCGAGAAGGGCGTCGCCATCACGCCCGCCGGCGTGGATTCGCAGATCGAGGCGCTTCTCGCCGACCTGAAGCTGACGCTGCCCAACTGGCGCGACGCGCTGATCTTCATCCTTGCCGACTCCAACCCCGAGCTCGTCGTCAACGAGGAGTGGTGCCAGAAAAACCTCTTCGCCCCCGACCTCGGCAAGATCCTCAAGGCCTTCGTCGAAGAGAACGGTCTCAAGGAACTACTGGACGCGCTCGGAAAAAAAGTGGTGACAAGGGCGGCGACCCGCGCGGCTTCATAGGTGACACCCTTGTGCCGCTGGCGCAGACGTTCGGCTGGACACCGCTCCAGATTGCAGAATTGACGATCCCTCTCATGCTGAGAATTGCCGAGGAACTCAACCGCGCTGCGAGCGATGCACCGCGCACCGCCAGCCGCGGCGCCCGCTCGGGCGGGGATCGCATCGATCTCACGAAGATGACCGCCAGCGCCGCCGCGGCGGAGCTCCGGGGATACGGCTTTGGCTGAAGACCTCACCCTTAACGATCTCGTGTCGGCGTTCCGTCTCGAGCTG